CGTATATTGGTGCAGTCAACACAAGATTATATCTTTATGGTTATACATCACTAGCAACAAAACCACCATATAAACTACAAGGTTTTAGTATTGGTGCACGTAAGCAAGATAAGGTATATGTATCGTTGATTGATGGTTCTACACAGTCAACATTTGCAGCTCTTATATCTCCTGATGGCAGCACATCACCAACTGATACAAAATATACTGAAATTACACAGAATGGATTTACACCTGGCGATACAAATCATCCACTACAGTATGACAGTTATCAACAGAACTGGTATCTAAGAGTAACAGCAGCAACATCTGGTGACTCAAGTGTCAATTTAACAACAGGATATGAGGGTATTCATTATCATCTTGGTAATGAGTCATTCTATGCTAACTCACTATTCACAGGTTCATCATATACACAACGTATAGCAGATAACAGATCATCAAGAGACAGAACATATCGTGTACGTTACACAGTCGACAATTCAACTGCACTATCAAGAGAACCTATTAATGGTTATGTTATTCAGCCTAGAAACGTACCTACTGGACAGTCATATGGAGATGTTTATTACATATATGACATACAGGTAGAGCAAGAACTTAAGAAGTCAGTGCAAGATGGTATCTACTACATGACTGTATTGAAAGGTAGTATATCACCTACAAATGGTAACTTATCTGATTTCTCATTTGCACAAAACATTAACAACTTATATCCTACACTAGATAAGGACAACCCAACTGAAGATCCTAACGAAGCAACATCTATTGCTAGTAACGTGACTGTTGGTTTAGTTGAAACTACTAATGCTGCTACACCAGGTGTTGAAGATCTATCACTATCAATTACTAAAGAAGCAATGGGTGACTGGATCATTGAATCTAGAAACCAGTACACCAACGCATCCACATCTGATGCTGCAGTCGACGGATTCATCACACTAGAAGCACGTGATGGTGAAGCATCTGAAGTTGATAAAGCACTAAGGATGGTCGAGGTCAATAGCACAGGTGGTACAGCAACTGAACTTAGACGACCTAGTATTCTAAGATCTGGTAACCATACATTTGAATATGTTGGTTTCGGTCCTGGTAACTATTCTACTGGTCTACCTTCAGTTCAGAACAGAGTTCTTACTGATGCTGAGACACTACTAGCACAGTCACAGAAGGAAGACGGTGGTATCGCATTCTACTCTGGTCTTAACAGTAATGGTGACCTATTCATTGGTAACACTAGAATCTCTGCTGTTACTGGTGAGGAAGCATCACTTGATACTCCATCACTATCAATCGTTGGTGAGACTGCAAACTTACGTCCTGTATTTGATGAGATCATTGTTAGGGATAAGATTACAGTTGAGAACACACAGTTGACCAGTGTATTCAAGGGTAGTATCGAAGTTAATGAAGATGCAGTCATAAGTAAAAACTTAGAAGCTGCTGATATTACAATCAAAGGTGAAGCATCTAACAACGAAGCAACTAAGAAGATTAACGTCACACTTGGTGTACCAAGCACAGCTGCTGCAGCGAACGCAGGAGACTTTGCATTTGAGGGTAATGTACAGGCAGGACAACATCTTGGTTACTACTGGACAGGTGCAGCATGGGCGAAGTTTGGTTTAACTGACACTGGTAACTTACAAATTACAGGTGGTGCAGCAAGTGGATCCACATGGACTGATGGTGCAGGAGATTTACAACTTAAGAACGGTCTAGGTCTTGACATACAATCAACTGGTACGTTTAAGATTGGAACTGGTAACTCAGAATTTGGTGGACAAGTAGCATTTGGAGGCACAGGCACAGGTGCAGGAAATGGTGGTGCACCATATATGATATGGAGTAAAACCAGTAACTACCTATGGTTCTCTGATGATACAAGTCTCTTAATGGGATTTGATCAAGATTTAGAAATCAAAGGTGGTGGTAGTGAGTCCTTAATTAGAGACAAGAGATCAACCTCTGTTTTGAAAATTGGTGCTGATAGTTTAATCCTTCAGAATAAAGATGGCAACGAGAATTATATTGAATGTACTGACAATGGATCAGTAAAAATATATCATGACTTCCTTCCTAAACTAGAGACGACTTCGACTGGATTGCAACTGACAGGTAACTTATTACCAGAAGCAAACAACACTAGAAATATCGGTGCATCTGGAACAGTATTTGCTAATGTATATGCTACAACATTCCAAGGTAACGTAAATGCATCAACTGGAACCAGTTCATTCAATGATATCACAGTTAATGGTCTTGTAACTGGAAATATATCTGGCAACGCAGGAACTGCAACTGCACTAGAGACTGCTAGAAATATTGGTGGTGTATCGTTCAATGGTACTGCTAATATAGATCTACCAGGCGTCAATACTGGTGGTAACCAAAATACATCTGGAACTGCAACACAGGCAGACAATATCAATATTGATGAGACAAACAACAATGCTTCTTATCAAGTAACGTTCTCAGCACAGAACAATACAGGATATAATAGACAGTATATTGATAGTGATGATGGTCACTTGGTATGGAATCCTAACACTTGGACTCTTACTGGATTAAATATATCTGCAACAACCATATCTGCAACAACATTTGGTTCATTGACACAAAACTGTCGTGGTACAAGAACAGTATCTACTGGCAACCCTGCAGGGGGAAGCGATGGAGATATCTGGTATAAGTATTAAAGAGATTAATTAAATTATGGCAATACCATATAATACTACTAATGCAGGAACTAGCGTACGTAACGCACTCAGGCACAGTTCTATAAAAACTGGTGGTAACTGGCAACACCTTGAGGATGTACATGTAAAACATAGTGGATCATGGCGTGATGTTAAAGAGGTTCACGTTAAGTCAGGTGGTTCATGGAGATTAGTTCATGAAGGTGAGCATTTCTTATTCAACGCATCTCTCAATAGTAATAGTCAAGGTGAGTGGAGTTTGTCAAGTTATATCAGTGGTTTAGGATATGGTGGTAATAAAATAAAAGGTCTTGTAACTGTAACAGGTGGAAACACAAGACGTCAAGTTAATCTTGGTAACTTCTCATCTGATTCTCTGATATATCTAAGAATAGAATCAAACAATAGAATACAGGCAAGAGGTGGAAATGGTGCTAACGTAGGTGGTAACGGAAGCAATGGACAACGTGCACTATATACTAGAACAAACTTTGTTTTGGATAATGGTGGTATCATCGCAGGAGGAGGCGGTGGTGGCTCAGGAGGTAACAACTCCAACTATTCATATGAAGTACAACAATCATATGGTTGTCAAAAAGGTTCCACATGCTATAGACAACAGACTATCACAGAGTTCATACCTGGCGGTGGTGGTGGAGGAGGAGCAGGATATCCAAACTCCTCTGGTGGATCAGGTGGATCCAATTCTTACAATGGAGCAGGAGGAAACTTCAACTCTGGTGGAGGAGGTGGTGATGCAGCATCTGGAGGTACTTCCAATGCAGGAGGTGACGGTGGTAATCTAGGTCAAAATGGTCAAGATACCGCAGGAGGTGGTTCAGCTGGTAGCTCAGGAACCGCAATTGATGGTTGGTCATATAGAACTGGTCAATCAGGTAGTAATGATGGAGACATCCGAGGTCCCAAAACTAATTAGAACAATGCAAGACTTAACACAAGCACCCACATATGTGGTAAAAAATTATGATATCGACGAAGGCACATTCGAGGTATGGTATAACGATGGCAGTCTCGCTAACGATGACTGGTATGGTCCTTTGAATTTAAGTTTAGCTGTGCTAAAACCAGAAGAAGAGGAACCAATACGTATGCAGATAGCAAGAAAGGTGCACAGCAAGGTACAACAGAGTGCACTGGAAGAGTGTGATATGTCTGCAACTAAACTTGTACTAGCACAATTAATGGGTGAGGTACAGGAAGTATCTGTAATTGATGTTATAAAGCATGAAGAGGTGATGAGAAAGAAAGATAGTCCAAGCACTGAACCAATATGTGAGAACACTCAGATCATGAGCATATACAATGAAGATGATTTTGATGAGCAGTTTGAAGCATTAAGTGCAGAGTTAGCAGAGGACTAACATGTATCAATTAGCAGAAACACAAGACAGTCGGATAGCACAGTACTCATTCGGCAAGAGTATATCGCAATTTGGAATGACAGTGTTCTCATGTAGTTCTGCACGTCAAGGTAAAAAAATATTTGGTAATGACCCTGATCCTACTACAGAAATTATACTAGATTCTACTGCTGATATCGTGTCAGCCCACATAGCTGCAAATCCTAACGGGAAGGTAGCAGCATATGAAGATATCATACGGGAGTGTGGTAACACATATCAAGTTCACTATAGAACAGTAGCATTTGGTAGTACATGGAAGAGTTGTTCATTAAAACCAGCTGGGTACTCAATCATATATCATGATGGTGCACATACAAACTTTAGATTTCCTGGTCTTAACAGACTAACATCTATGGATGATACTGGTGTAGTAGCGTGTTGTGGGTTTGAGGACAAAACTGCTACAAATAGACTCATACACTACATAACAGAGTCAAGTGCCTTTACACCACATGAAATTGGTAGTATACTAATACCAATGCATGATTTATATTATCATAAGACTAAATTATTTCAGCATTTACCATTCGTGGTATCAGAACCAGACGAGGTTCAGTTAAATATAGATAAACCAACTGTTATCGTGGAGTTTATCTCAGGAGACCCTGATGTCTCAGCATTTACTACATCATGGTTAAACCAGATAGAGGAAGGATTTATTGAAATTGTGAATAGATGAGGAATGACTACACACTCAATGATCAACTAGATCATTTGACTGTCTTATATCATAGAGGATGCAAACAAGGATTTAAGTTTTTTGGGGATGACCCAGAAGAGCATAAGTATCATATTAAAGACGAGCACATAGATTTATTAAAGGAAGCATTTGATTGGGATAAGTTCCCTATTGATTACTTACATAGATTCTATGCACATAGTAGATGTTTAATATTTACTAATGGCGTATGGATGAGTGAGACAGCAAAATATCCACAATATCTCAGGTATAGACCAGGTGCTAACCTGAGTTTTCGTGTGTCTGGACTTACTAGGTTCACATCATTGACCGATAATAGTGGTGCTCTTTGTGTTGGTATCGACCCTGATGCCAGAGAAATGCCATGCTATAGACGTTTTGTGCATGTCATAGACACTAACACAATGTTTCAACCTACGTATGCTGATTCATATCTTATACCAACAGAGAATTGTATATATGGCAAGCAAACAGTACGTGAAGGTAAGATAATCAAAGCAAGTTACGATCCATTAACAGTTATCTTTGAGAAGAAAGGATATCTGATAGAATATACCAAGGAGCCTTTCACTATGGAGGAAGCTGTGCTAAACTATGGAGGACAGTGGATCACAAAACACATTGAGGTATTTGATAGATGACAATGTTCATTGAAGATGGTAATAAACCAGTGTGGCAAAACCATCAACATTATCCATGGAATGAATACAAGCATCTAAATCGTGATAAATTTGAAGAGTTACTCAACCTCATGATGGAAGCACACCCAGACCATGAACTTACAGAGTGGTTGAAACGTGGATTTTGTATGAATGAGGGAGACTCCACTATATCATTCAGTAGTTTAGAAGGATATAAAATGCTACAGTGGGGTATAAATCATTTTGATAGAGAGGATGCAGATTCATATGATCTATTTTATGGAGAGGAAGAGGAGACAGACTGGGATGATGACGATTGGTAAAAAATGTGTTATAATTATACTATAAAGACCTGATCTAATGCCAGTATACAGAGACTACGAGATTCGCATGAATCTTAATGAACTTATAGAGAAAAGAGTTCCTTGTTGTGATCTATTACACCCTGACCACTGTTTTACAGAGTCACAAGTAACGCAGATCGCACATGATATTAATATGGATCTAGATTTACATCCCATATACAAACAGATTGATGAGCATATCATGAGATATGTGAAAGCAGCAAACATAGCAAACGAAGACCATTGGGTTGAAGAGAGATTGAAAAATCCACATGATTAGTATTAAAGAGAACCTTCTAAGTCAAGAAGAACTTCACTGTCTGCAGAAGACACTGTATTCAAATCGTTTTAATTGGGTAGAAGCACAAACAAATAAACAATCTCATAACTCATACTATGTTCATGAGTTTCGACATGTCAATGGTATTGCATCACCATATGATTTCCTTATTCACCCACTATTGGATGTATTACAACCAAAGGCAATCATCAGAGTAAAAGCAAACAAATATGTACAGACTCCTACACTAGAACAACACGAGTTTCATCAAGACTTTCCATTTAAACATAAAGCAGCAATATTTTATGTCAATACTAACAACGGACAGACACAGTTCGTTGATAGCACAGTGAATAGTGTAGAGAATAATATGCTACTCTTTGATGCATCTGTAGAACATAGATCAACATCTACTACTGATGCACAACACAGAATCAACATTAACTTTAATTATTTCTAATGATCAGTGTCAAGACAGTTAATAATGTAATAGATGCATTCCCTATTGGTCTGTATGCACAACCTGATGTGCTCACACCAGAAGAGAATGATATTCTTATTAGCAAAGTATATCAATTACGAACTGTATTTGGTGCAGGGAACACACAAGACTGGTTGAGTGGAACACGGTCACCTGATAATTGTTATAAGCAATCAAATATAGCAGAGTATCTAGAGTTTAAACCACTCGTAGAACGTATTACACAGTGTGTTCATGAGTTAGCAAGAGAACATGGTAGTGATGATGACTATTTTTGTACTGAAGGATGGTATAATATCTACAGTAGTAACAGATATCAAGAGTATCATGTACATCCTAATAGTATATTCTCAGCAGTATATTTCATGAAGTCAGGAGAGGACTCACAAGGACTTCATATTAAAAGACCTGACTATGGAGGTATGCTACCGCCCAAGAATAAGAAACGTGACACACCATTCAATCAAGAAGTTATCATAGCACCACCACAAGAACGTACAGTTATAATATTCAGATCATACTTAGAACACTGTGTACCACCATCTAATTTAAAAACTGATCGTGTCACTGTAGCACTCAACTTTGCATGAAAAATACTATATTATTTGGAGACTGTAGAGATACACTCCCTACTATTGATGTCAAGGCACGCATGTGTGTCACATCTCCACCATACTACGGACTACGTAACTATGGAGGAGAAGAGAATCAGATAGGACAAGAGGACACACCTGAGCAATTCATTGACAATCTTGTGTCAGTGTTTAGATCAGTACGTGATGTGTTGACAGATGATGGTACATTATGGGTCAATATAGGAGATAGTTACTATAACTATAGACCTGGCAAAGGACAAGGAATGCCAAAACAAACAGTATCAAATACAATTCGTGATCAACCACAAGAGTGTGCACGTAGAGGTAACAAACTAGAAGGACTCAAAGAGAAAGACCTGATAGGCATACCATGGATGTTAGCATTCGCATTACGTGCAGATGGATGGTATCTACGTCAGGATATCATATGGCATAAACCTAA